TCATCTCTGCCCCATGTGTTAAGAGTATTAAAGAACTTCTGACGGGTTACTTTAGCACCATTGATAAATGCTCCTGCCTTAGATGTAATACTCATCACATTATATCCTCTCATTTGTAGTTGGTTACCAAAATGAGTCCTATTCAACAAACCAACAATCTGACTGGTATTGCGGGCACAAATCAATACCTTAGCAGCATCAATATCATCTAATGTAGATAAGATATTCTCACAATCCTTTTCATAAGCATTCCTACTATCATCAGACATATCTATCTTCTTTACTACAACTTTAGGTGGTAATATAATGCCTTGTTTAACTAGATCATGCGCTGGAATATCACATAATACTTTACCAAATACTTCCTCATCATTCATTCCAGGATGCGAAATAGAATTAGAATTAGCAGCAGTAGCACTAAAGAAATAGCAGCGTATGCTACCCACATTACTAAAAAACTCAACAGCAGGGAAAAAATGTCGCTGAACTGCATTGTGACACTCATCAAAATAGACTGTATCTACATTGATACCAGATTCTTGTATTCTATGTAGGGAATGATATGTGGTAAAAATAAGTTTATGGTGTTTCCAGTTACCTACCTTCCAATCAGATATCTCTTTTGGTTTAGTTGTTGATGTGTGATGTGTGTCTCCTGAGTGAACATGAAGCACCTTAACATCAGTGATATGCTCTAAGAACTCAGCAGATAATTGCTCTGCTAATAGAATCCTAGGAGCAACAACAACGATAGTCTTAGGTTCACTGAACTGGTGATTTTCAAAATCCCATTTCCATAAACTTTTGAACTGACGCTGTGCATCAGTGATGGCAATAAATGTCTTGCCACCACCAGTTGGAACTAATACAATGCCTTTAGAGTTATTTTTAAGTAACTCCAAGGCATGTTGTTGATGGGGGCGTGGTTTCATAATCAAAAATGACGTGAAAAGAAATGAGTTTGATCTTGGGATTCAATAGTAAAGTAATCATGCATTAATTCACAATCCCAAACTTCTTGCCAATCAATGTGAGATGTAATAAAGTCAGGCATACTTGAATCTTCAGTAAGATAACCTAAATCATCCATTAATTGCTCAACAAATTGTGCTTCAACAAAAATAGATGTGGGCATAGTGCATACATATGCATCTTCCCATTGATCAACATTTTCTATACCATTATCAAGAATCTCTTGAAATAGTTCATCATCGATATCAGGAATGTCCTCCTTGATATACTCAAAGAAGGAAGGATTTTCAAACTTTGGGGGAATCATAGTCAAGGTTACAAATGTTATTTTGAGTGCCTTAGAGGCGCTTCTAGAGGGCACTGATGCCCTCTACATTATAGCATACACTTTCGGGGCCTCAGTTGTTAATCAAAGAACATATCTATCTGTCTTGTATAATAATATCTCTCTTGCTTTCTTGGCACTATATGTGTTACCATCTTTCTTACGTCTTCCCGCTGTGTATGTTATATTAAAGTAATGTACATTCATTGACCTTGATTGATTCTCAAACCAGTCATCATCAGCACGGTTAGCAACAAAAACTAAATTTTGTGCATCGGCAAAGTCCAACAGGTCCGTCAGTGCATCATCCCCAAACCCGTTGCCATAATCTGCAAAACTATCACGATATGGGGGATCAAAGAAGAAAAATCCACTATCATCATCATTCACCGAATCTTTCCAATCTCCTGTCTTAATAGTTACATTCTGAAGTGCATTGTGCCACCAGTTCAATACATCACGATCATAAACTTTATCCTTCTGATTCAACAATCCTGCCGGTGTTCCATATCTTCCGTTAGTATTCTTATTGAGTTGGTAGATACCATTGAACCCAGTCTTCATCAGGAAATATAATGTTGCTGCCTCAAATGTTTTACTCCATTCTTGATAGTTCCAGGCATGAAGATGTCGGATGTCAAAATAAAACTTCTTTCTATCATCTTTACTCAGTGGCAGATACTGAGATTCAAGACTGTCCAAACGTTGTTGAAACTCAGTGAGATCAGTCTTGATTGATTTGTATATATTCACGACATCAGAGTTGATGTCATTGATCACCACATTCTTTGGTTGGTAGGTGTTCATCACATAGACAAACATTGCCCCACCACCAAAGAACGGTTCATAGTATGTTTCAAAGGAAGATGGCATAAAAGGTGCATAATGTTTCAGCACCTTTGTCTTGCCACCTGCCCAAATAAACAGCGGTTTCATTGAGTCTTTGTTGGGTCAATAATGTCAGAGTCCTTAAGTTCTCCTTCAGAAATTTGATGCTTCAGAGGAGTTCCATCTCTCTTTGTCAACACATCTTCTTCAATAAGAGTATTGATCTTAGTGACGATTCTAACAGCAATCAAGTGTGATTGCGAGTTTCCAGATGTACCCTCTGTTAGAATCTTTGGAGAGGTTTTCCTCAGTCGTTCGGTCAAATACTTCTGAACGACATAACCTTTGTCACCTCTACCTAGGTTGTCTCTGAGATACCAAACCCGCGCAAGTCCTGCAATGAGAGATCCCAGCATGGGAGATTCTGACCAGTTAGGTGAATTTTGGTCGTCAATCAGGTTGGCATAAGTATCAATTGCCTTCTTTGCATACTTAGAGTTATCACCGACATCATATCCCTCAAGAATACGAGTAAGACCAGAAACTTCATATCCACTAGTATCACCAATCTGTTCAATATGCACTCCCATAGTAACAAGTTTCTGCTCTTTTTCAATGGAGTCTTTGTTACCATAAGCAATGCCAGATCGCAGAGTCTCAATAGCACCTACGTTGGTTCGATTCTTATTAAGATCCTCAAAATACTTTGCTTCAACAGCAACACACTCTTCTAAAGATCTATCTTTAGGGTGAGGCATTACCTGACACGGTACACACAACTCTCCAGATTGATTGGTATAGAGATACCCAATAGTTGTAGTGTGTTGTCCATCAGCAATAACTTTCTTCTCATCAGGACGTTTAAAAACAGCAAGAGGACGACACAATCTTGCATCAAATCTACCTGCTTTTTTGATCATTGCTTTATTCAAGAGTCTCTGATATTCTTTATCAGAGTATAACTCTTTGATGGGCACCATAGTGATTAAAATATAATCGTCTTCATCAAAATCATGCTTTCTAACAACCAAACCAAGATTATTTGCAATCTCGATAATAGAGACCAAGTTGTCTTTAGATGAATCGTACATAGTTTTTCTCCAAATCCCCTTTATTTTTTGTCGTTGACCTGACACGGATGTCTTGGGGTGTTATAGTCAACGTGTTTTAATTATACAACTAGTTTGGGTCAGTTGTCAACCTTTTCGTGCCAGGTCAGATGAGAGAAGTTACCCACTCTTTGAAGATTGCTTTGAACTCTTTTTCCTCATTCACATTTTCTGTAACAGTAACACCCGAATATCTCATCAAATCAATAAGAGGTCCAGTAGAACCACCACCATGAACAAGTTTAAAACCATCACCAGCACATGATACAAACATCTGCTCTGGTTTTATAACAGTAAAACGATAACGACCTACACGTTCACATGCATTTTGAGTTGCTGATTGAAATTTATTCTCAGCAACACCAACAAGTCTACTCTTATAAAAAATAAAACCACCATCGGACACATACGATTGGGATTCACCCTTTGCATTAAGTCCATAAACAGGTTTTCTTCCTTCCATAAGATCTTCAATAGTCATCGAATATTTAATAGACCAATCTTCCCCAAGTTCATTAATAACTTGAGAAATCCAAAGAATATGATTCTCCTCAGATAATTTAGATTCTTTTGTAGTAAATGAATCAGTCCCTACGGGTGCGGTCATAACAAAAAATTTTGAGTGGTTACATTATAGCATACACTTTCAGAGCCTCAGTTGTTAACTACCAAGACTTTTTAAGATTCTTTAACTTCACATCTTTTGGATCTTTACCCTGTTTCTTTGCTTCTGAATCTCTTACAGTCTTCTCTAACTCTCTTTCACCCGTTCGCATAAGTTTCTGTCTCTTTGCTCTTGCGTCAGAACCAGAAAATCGTGCCTTTTGTGGTTTATACTTTGGATCTGCTTTTTTTGCTGTCTTCTTAGACAATAATTGTGATGC